GAAGTGTTTGGAGAAGATGGCGCAAAAGTTGTTGGAATCCGCTTAAGCACTCGGAAACCGTTGTTAGAAGGCACTTTAATTGGAAAAACAGAAGAAGAAATTTATCAGCTGCGCCGAGATATGATTCAAAAAATCGATCTAAAACAAACTGGCAAACTAACACTAAAAGTTTACGATAAGGAATACGAAACAGACGTGTTACCAATTCAAGCGCCTAGCTTCAAATTATATGAAGATACTCCTTACAAGGTCGATGAATGGAACTTATTTTCTTTACAGTTTGAAGCATTCGATTCTTATTTCCGGGATGTATCGTTTTATAACTCACTGGTTCCTTTGGCAACATTAAAGCCAACGCTTATTTTTCCAATGGTTTTTGTCCAAGGCGAGAAGCATACGTTTGGCCGCTTTGAATCAGGGAATATTGAAAAGATTGTAAACAATGGAGATGTGCAGGTTGGAGCAGTTTTTCATATGAAATGTGTAACAACCGTGACTGATCCGCAGATTTACGATGTGACAAAACAAACCTTCTTTGGATTTAAAGGAACCTTTGAACCTGGAACAAGATTCGAACTTTCAACGGTACGTGGAAAGTTGTATGCGAAAAAAATTGTTAATGGTGTAGAAACTAATGCTGTTCCAGAACGTATGGAGGGCAGTAGTTTCTTTCGATTATCTAAAGGAGATAACTATTTACAACTAAAAGCGGCCAACAATTCTCAAAATGGAATTACATGTGAAATGCAATTTACACCATTGGTTAGCGGGGTGTAGCTATGGATTTTATGCCATTACCTTTTGTAGAGGTGTTTCGAAGAAAGTCTGGCTTTGATTATGAGTCAACGGCAGTTCTGGACATATGGAAATCAATGAGTGTCAAAGAAAATTTCAAGTCAGCCAATACTTTTGAAACGGTTGTTCTTTTAAAGTACATGCCAAAAGAATTAATGGACGAAGACACAGTGCTATTAATTAATAATTGCTTTTACTATATTGATTCTATTATTTGCGATGATTTGAGCAGTGGATTAATTACAATTTCTGGGAAGTCTCTTTTTGCAAAATCTGGTAAGAGAATTGTTTATCGAATTTACAATCAAACAAAAAGACCAGAGCTGATTTGCTACGATCACTTACGGAACGAAGTGGTCTCTCCGTCAGATGCAAAAAGAAAAATAAGTTATTTATCTGTCGAACAACCGCCAGCAATTACTAATTTAAACATTAGTTATCAAAACAGTTATGGGAATGTTGAAGAAGAAATAGAAGGACTGTGCGAAAGTTATAATTTTGGTTTTGACGAAATTCCTATCTCGAATGGGCGTATTGGTTCAACATCAAACGGCCAAGTTGGAACAAATATTCGTTTTAGAAAAAGTGAAGATGTTTCAAGTGTAGTTCAATTTAGTGCAGAGTTTGAAAATGTTACTAATGAATCATTAGAAAAGAACAACTATGATGAAGCGACTACAGCCCTTATTTATGGAGAAGGCGAAGGAAAAGCTCGTAAGCATACTCAAGTAAATAACAATTTGAGTGGCCTCGAACGAAAAGAAATATACGTCGATGCTCGTGACTTACAACAGACTGTTGATGATGTAAAAATGCCAGATGCACAATATATTGCCACATTGCAATCAAGAGGAAAAGAAAAATTAACTGAACAACCAAGAGTTTTGGCATTGAATGGGACTATCAATTTGAATGATAGTCTTTTTGTTTATGGTCGAGATTATAAATTGGGGGATCGAGTAAAACGTATTTCTTCTTTTGGCTATTCAGATACAGTGGTTCTAAATTCTGTAACGCAAACCTGGGATGAGAAGGGATACCATATTGACGGTGAATTCGGTAACCAAAGTAAAACAATTATTGATGTAATCAAGAGAAAAGGAAAGTAGGTGGTTATTTTTGGCGGAATTAAGTTTATTTTATGATGCCGTTTTGCAAGATGATGGCACATACGATCGTGCTTATACATCGGCAGACTGGGCAAAATACTTTGAAAATATCTTTCGCAATGGCGTCATGATGTCAGTCGGTGAAGCATTAAGAGTGACTGCAGCTGATTCTGTTGGAATGAGAATTGTTGTAAAAGCAGGTTCAGCAAGCTTAAAAGGTTATCAATATATTAATACGTCTGCTTTTGCAGTACCTATTGAGGTTGCCTCTTCCACTCAAGACAGAACAGACTCTATTGTTGTTCGGCACGACATGAACGCTAGACAAGCTTATGTAGCAGTCAAAAAAGGTAATGTGACAGTCGAACGTACGCCAGATGTATTTGAAATTCAGCTGGCCACTGTCAGAGTACCAAGAAACAGCACAGCTATTACAGCAGATTTAATCACAGATAAGCGACCAGATTCAAAAGTTTGTGGTTATTCAACACCGTTTGAAAACGTGTCAGTTTCGGGAATGGAAAAGCAATACGAAGAAATGTTGAAACAAGTTTTTAACCAATTTACAAATTCAGCAGATGAAAAGAATAGGGAAATGACCCAGTCGTTAAACGATATGTCAGATATTTTTAACGGTTGGTTAAAAAATTTAAAAAATGAATTAGATGAAAATCAAGTAACTAACTTACAAAATCAAATTAATGAATTAAAGCCAACTTATGAATTGGGGACGATAATTTATAAGCTATCTTATTTCCCAGTTATCCATGCATTAACATGGGATTATGGAGCAGGAGTGATGCCAGTAGGTGAAGCATATGGCGCAGGCGGTGGAAACTTATTTAGTATACCTGTTGAAGCAGAATATATTAGTGAAAATACATTAAAAGTAAAAATACCAGCACCACACACTATGGTTAGTCCAAAATATATCAAAGTTGACGAACATCATCACAGATTTATTTCTGGTAGAAAAACAATAGAAATAGTTTTAGGGGGTAATTAAATGATTGAACTTGAAAAATTAACTCATGGCGATCCCATGTGGGATGAGATAATAAATAGAAATATAGATAAACTACAGGCAGCTATTAATAATGAAGTGTTACTTAATAAACAGCCTATTAAATTTTCTGATGGCACAGTCACGTTGCTCGACAGTGTAAGCAACTATGAGGCAGTAAAATTTATTTGTGAATATCAAGGAAATCGAACAGATGCTACCATTTTGAATAATAAATCTGGCGAAATAGATATTAGAAGTTCTGCAATTAACATTTACGATGATCCTACAAGCAACGGTTGGGATATGGGAGAGATGCTAATTCATGTTTCTAATAACGAAATTAATTTCACGTATGCAAAAACTGTTTCTAAAAGCGGAACTATTGAAACAAAAACAAATAATCTTAGAGTAATTCATGTTATTGGAGTTAAAAAAGCTCCTCAACTACCTGGAATTTAAGGGGGCTTAATATGGAAAAATATTTTAACCACCTGTCAATTGCAGCAAGTATTGTAGGTGGTATTTGCGTTAGCTTTCTTGGGGGAATGGATCAGTTGCTAGATGTTTTGTTATTTTTGATGATTGTTGATTTTGTAACAGGTTGGTTTAAAGCAATCGCTACTAAATCACTATCAAGCAAAATAGGTATGTTGGGAATCGCCAAAAAAGTAATGATTTTATTTGTAGTGGCAGTTTCTGTGAAAGTTGAAAGTATAGTAGGGAATAATATTCCTATTAGGGAAATGGTGATTATTTTTTACATTGCAAATGAAGGCATTTCATTTTGCGAGAATGTATTGGAATTCATTCCTTTACCAGAAAAGTTAAAGGATTATTTTATTCAGTTGAGAAATAAAGACAAGAATTGAAGCGGCTTGTGTCGTTTCTTTTTTTGTTTAAAAAATAGGAAAGAGGTTTTTAAATGAAAAAGAAAATTTTAGCAGGAGCGCTTGTCGCTCTGTTTTTTATGCCTACCGGTGTATTTGCTGCAAAAGGAGATCAAGGTGTGGATTGGGCGATTTACCAAGGAGAACAAGGCCGTTTTGGCTATGCACATGATAAATTCGCTATCGCTCAAATTGGTGGATACAATGCCAGCGGTATTTATGAACAATACACATATAAAACGCAAGTAGCAAGTGCTATTGCCCAAGGTAAACGTGTACATACCTACATTTGGTATGACACTTGGGGAAACATGGACATTGCAAAAACAACAATGGATTACTTTTTGCCACGTATTCAAACGCCTAAAAATTCCATCGTTGCATTAGATTTTGAACATGGAGCTAGTCCTGATGTAAACGCCAATACGGAAACAATCCTATATGGCATGCGCCGAATTAAACAAGCAGGGTACACGCCAATGTATTATTCATACAAACCTTTTACATTGCAATATGTAGATTATCAGCGAATTATTAAAGAATTTCCTAACTCTTTATGGATTGCTGCATATCCTAGTTATGAGGTAACGCCAGAACCATTGTATAACTATTTTCCAAGTATGGACGGTATCGCAATTTGGCAATTTACCTCCACTTATATTGCTGGCGGGTTAGATGGGAACGTAGACTTAACAGGAATTACGGATAGCGGATATACGGCTACTGACAAACCAGAAACGGATACGCCAGCAACAGATGCAGGCGAAGAAATTGAAAAAATACCTAATTCTGATGTTAAAGTTGGCGATACCGTCAAAGTGAAATTTAATGTAGATGCATGGGCAACTGGTGAAGCTATTCCGCAATGGGTTAAAGGCAACAGCTATAAAGTACAAGAAGTGACTGATAGCAGAGTATTGCTTGGAGGTATCTTGTCATGGATAAGCAAAGGTGATATTGAATTATTGCCAGATGCGGTAACTGTTCCTGATAAACAACCAGAAGCAACACACGTGGTACAATATGGTGAAACGTTATCCAGCATTGCTTACCAACATGGAACAGACTATCAAACGTTAGCAACTTTAAATGGTTTAGCTAATCCAAATCTTATTTACCCAGGTCAAGTTTTGAAAGTCAACGGATCAGCAGCAAGCAATGTTTACACGGTTCAATACGGTGATAATTTATCTAGCATTGCGGCTAAACTTGGCACGACTTATCAAACATTGGCAGCTTTAAACGGATTAGCAAATCCTAACTTGATTTATCTTGGACAAAATTTAAATTATTAAAAATAACCCCTCTTAAATGAGGGGCCGTACATAATTTCTTCTTTGTATATTATGAGTTTCCGATTCAAACGAAGCGTGTATATATTATATCCTAGGAAAATGAGGGTAAACACGATAATATCTGAGTAACCGGATATTAAAAACCAAAAAACTACTTCTAAATTTTGGAAGTAGTTTTTTTAAGTATTGATATAGAGAAATCTGATTAAAATCTTTTAGTCAGTATAAAAGATATCCAAAGGATTTTCTTCGATCATTTTTTTTACATTGACTACTGGTAGTATATAATTAGGGAATCTATTTCCTCTTGTAATTATATCTGATACAGTTGGACGTATGAAGGACCATAAAATTGATATGGTACTTTCCTTAATAAAAGTTTCAAATTGGATATTATATTCTTGGATTTCTGCATCATCATATTCAAACATACCAAGTATTTCAATTGCTAACACAAAACCTGTATCTTCAGAATTAAAATCGCCCAAGGTAACCGCTAGCTTTGTTATTACTTCAGACTTTGATTTGGAAATATTAATCCCTAGTTCCAATGCAGGTGTTATGTTTAATTCTGTAGTAGTATGATTAAAATTTGGATTCATCTTATAACTTAATTCATTCAAATAGTAATCAGTGAAGCGAATACCAGCCACTACGCAACCAACCTCCCAGTAAGACTTATTGACGTATCGCCCTGATAACCAACATTTTTATATTCCGTCTTTTTAAATGTCTCATTTATTGGTTTAATTTTAGTAAATGTTAAATTTGTTAGCATAGAAGTTTTAATAATTGTTGTGGTAATAAAGTCACTGTAAATTGGTTCGAGTGCTGCAATAGAATCCCAATCGATAATAGACTTTCCCACTGAGACTCCAGGAGTAGTTGAATCGAATTCAAATTCATATCCTAAATTATCTAATACGCTTTTGAGTAACTCTCTATTCAATTCCATAGAATCACGTCCTCTCGTTTATCTAAATATATTGTACATCTAACTCATCAAAATTAATAATAGTTTGATCAACGATATTTAACTGAATACCGTTATTTTGGATTCTATCATAACTTTTAGCATTTGTGTTAATATTTTCATAAGAAATTTTATCATCAGTAAAGGTATACTTAACAGCTTGGATATCATAATATCCATTATACATATCAATTAGGAAACAGCGTAATTCTGAACTGCTTGGATCACGATCGCTTCCTAAGTGTAATAATACACCTTCTCTCTTAAGTGCTCGTGCAAATTCTTCCAAAGAATTTCTTCCGTGCTCAGTGTCTAAATTTAAAAATTTGTCTTTTTCTATTTCTACGCTAATTTTAATAACACATTTTCGTTTGCCTTTAAGAGCTGGAGACTTACTTGCGTTAACAAACCATATAGCTTTCTCTATATCTTCTATAAAGAAATATACACCTTGTCCCAACCAATGATTTTTTCTATTTTTACTTTTAAATTGTCTGTCGTTTTTTATGGATTTATAATTGTCATAGGAAGTTCCATGATAACATTCACTGTAACTTAGCAA